AAGCTGCTGCAGGAAAATGCCTATCGTGAGCTGATCCTGCGCCAGCGCATCAACGAGGCGGCAAAGGCCGTCATGGTTGCGTATGCGCTGGACGGCGACCTTGACCAGCTCGGCGTAAACAATGGCGTACACCGCCTGATCATTACCCCGGCCGACGATACAACCATTCCGCCAACCCCCGCAGTGATGGAAAGTAACGATGATTTCCGGCTGCGCATCGCCTCCGCCTTTGAAGGGCTGAGCGTGGCCGGGCCAACCGGCGCTTATGAGTACCATGCCAGAAGTGCTGACGGCCGGGTAGCCGATGCATCAGCCATCAGCCCGTCGCCTTCAGTGGTCACGGTGACAGTGCTCGCGCGTGAGGGCAACGGCGTGGCCGGTGATGATCTGCTGGCCGTGGTGAATACAGCGCTCAATGATGAGGACGTGCGCCCGGTTGCCGACCGGGTGAGCGTGCAGTCAGCAAAGATTGTGGAATACGAAATCGTGGCCGAGCTGTACCTCTATCCGGGGCCGGAAGCGGAGCCAATCCGCGCCGCCTCAGAGGCAAAGCTCGCAGCCTTTGTCAGCGCGCAGAAGCGCCTCGGCCGCGACATTCGCCTGTCTGCGCTGTATGCCGCTATGCACGTTGAGGGCGTGCAGCGCGTCAATCTGATTAAGCCTGCTGCAGATGTGGTACTTGATAAAACACAGGCCGCTTACTGCACAGGCTACACGCTGACCGTGGGAGGCTCGGATGAGTGAGCGCCTGCTGCCGACCGGCTCGACACCCCTTGAGATTGCTGCTGCCGAGGCGCTGGCAAGTCCAGGCGCGATGAGTGTGCCGCTGCGCCAGTTATGGAATCCGTACACATGCCCGGTGGAGCTTTTGCCCTATCTGGCGTGGGCGTGGTCAGTTGACCGCTGGGATTCAGCCTGGCCTGAATCGACAAAGCGAGCCGTTGTTGCCGCCTCGCAGTACGTGCACCGGCACAAGGGCACTATCGGGGCAATCCGCCGCGTCGTTGAGCCGCTGGGCTATCTCATCAAGATAATTGAGTGGTGGAAAACCAACGAATCGCCAGGCACGTTCCGGCTGGACGTGGGCGTACTGGATACCGGCATTACCGAGGAAATGTATAACGAGCTGGAGCGCCTGATAGCTGACGCCAAGCCCTGCAGCCGTCACCTTATCGGCCTGTCTATTAATCTCGATGCTAACGGCACTCTGCCGGTCGCCGTTGCCAGCTACAGCGGCGACGAGCTGACTGTTTACCCTTACACCCCTGAACTTATCAGCGTCGGCGGGCCGGTCTATTCTGGCGCGGCGGTGCATCTTATTGACCTGACGGAAGTGAGCGCATGACGACAAAATATTTTGCCCTGCTGACCAATCAGGGCGCGGCTAAGCTGGCGAACGCCGCCGCACTCGGCACGAAAGTGAACATCGCCTCTATGGGTGTCGGTGATGGAGGCGGCTCGCTGCCTACACCTGACGCGGCACAGACAAAGCTCATCGGCGAGAAGCGTCGCGCGCAGCTTAATTCCCTGACCATTGACGCGGCAAACAGCAGCCAGATTATCGCCGAGCAGATTATCCCGGAAAGCGAGGGCGGTTTCTGGATCCGCGAAATCGGCCTGTATGATGCCGACGGTGTGCTGATTGCCGTTGCTAACTGCCCGGAAACCTATAAGCCGCAGCTGGCTGAAGGCAGCGGGCGGACGCAGACCGTGCGCATGATTTTAATCGTGAACAGCACAGCGGCCGTCACGCTGAAAATTGATCCGTCAGTAGTGCTGGCGACGCGCAAGTATGTTGATGAAGCCGTGATCGAGGTAAAGGCATACGCTGACGGCGTAATGAAAAAGCATATCGATGCTGATAACCCCCACAGCCAGTACCTGCAGATCGCAAATGCCCTGGCAGAAATCAAAGACGCCGGGCTGATTGCTGACGTTCTCAAAAACCTCGGTTTAGGCGAAGGCTCTGCCGTGCCGGTAGGAGTACCGTTACCCTGTGCATCATCTGTGCCGCCTTCAGGATGGCTGAAATGCAATGGCGCATCCTTTAGCGCCTCCGCCTATCCGGCGCTGGCAAAGGTTTATTCGTCCCTGAAATTACCCGATCTTCGCGGTGAGTTTATTCGTGGCTGGGATGACGGGCGAGGTGTTGACGTAGGCCGTGAGTTAATTTCTTTCCAGGAAGGCACATGGATTCAGCCCAATATTGAAAACAACTCGACACTTACAGCTATTCAGCTTGGTAATGGTGAAAATCTATTCAACACAGCAGAAAACAAAGCTGTCTGTAACTTGCCAACATTTGGATCAACAGGGTCAAGGGCGCGCTGGTTCATCCGCCCACGAAACGTGGCGTTTAACTACATCGTAAGGGCTGCGTAATGGCTAAGGTAACACTTGATAAAAATGGCCTGGCTAAATCAGCCGGTACACTCACTGTATACAATTTTGATGCGTTAACCGGTGAGTTTACCGGCTCAAGCAATGAGTTTCTGGCGCAGGGTGTCGGCCTGCCTGCTAACGCCAGTATCACAGCACCACCCGATGCTGAGGCTGGGCACGTAATGCTTTACCGTGATGAAAGCTGGCTGGCCGTTGTCGATCATCGCGGAGAAACGGTTTATTCAGTCATTAACGGCGCAGCAGTGCTGATTAACGCGCCGGGCGATTATCCGGCAGACACTACGCTACTTCAACCGGCAACCGCTTGGGATAAATGGGATGGCACGAAATGGGTAAAAGACGCAGAGGCTGAACGTGAAGCAAAGATCATCGCCGTTGAGAAAGAAAGAAATACCCGTATTGCAGAAGCTAACTCCGTAAGCGCAGCCTGGCAGGCGCAGTTGCTGCTCGGAATTATTACAGAGGATGATAAGGAAAGACTGACGGCATGGATGGCTTATGTACAGAAAATCCAGCGTGTAGATGTACTTTCCACACCTTATGTCACGTGGCCAGATCGTCCTGTCTAAAATATAACGAGGTGCAGAAAGTAGCTTTTGCACCTTGCTATCTTAAAAAGATTTTATCTATAAATATAACGCCTTTTATATTTAGCTAATCAAAATGAGAGGGATAGGTTTTCATTTTTCACAATTATCCTTTTTTTATTAATGACTAACAATGAAGTAGCACCTACGCCAGTAAAAAGAGCCTCTCCCGTAAAGTAGTTTTGATCCTGATTCCCCGTCAAATGTCTGGCCATTTTCAAATCACTCCCTTGTAACATTATAGTTACACTGGACTTTCTCACGCCTATAATAGTCATTCCAGCATCACTCAGCACTGGAGCCATGCCAGACAGCATGAAAAAGAAAATAAACGCCGCGCCAGTAACTAACGCTGCCACTTTATTTTTTTTCTTCTTTTCTATATTTTTATCAAAATAAATGTTTGGGATTATCATAATTAAAGCAGCTGTCATCATTACCGATGAAAAAATCGGTAAGACATCAACATGCTTTGATCTTACTACTAAATAAATAGTAAAAATTGCCATAAAAGATATTATAACATGCCCCCAGATGGGTTCATAAATTTTCATCTTCCTTGCAATTCTTCTTGTTCCTTTAAATGAGCGCAACGCCTTTGGGTTTTTATTTCTCGTTGCAATAAAAAAAGCACCCTTCAAAGAAAGAGTAGCTACAATGACGGACATCGAATACCAGCATAGTATAAAAAAAACCAAAATGAGTGAGAACGATGTTATAACCATTAGAAAAAAAATCACATCGGATAATGTTAACCCGGTGGGAAAGAACTGCATTCTTATGCAATAGAACATAAAAACGACCACTCCTGCGCCAGTCAGGCATAGATAAATGTTTTTCCCGACTTCCATATTTAAAGCACTTCTTAAAGAAATCAATTGTACCTCCTTAACCTTATGAAAGAGCGATAAAAAAAGCTCACCTAAGAATTTTAACAGTGAATCTAACCGATATAGTTAATATTATAAGTAAAACCCTTTACCGGTACATACCGGCTGAAAGGCAGCGCCAGATTATTAATTCTGTCTGCTGACTGACCAGCAAACACCCATCAGATGCACTGCAAAACCTGACCTGACACCCTGAGCACACCCTCAAAACGGAGTGCATCAGATGTCTGATTATCATCATGGTGTCCGCGTCGTCGAACTCAACGACGGCACGCGCACCATTACAACCGTATCAACCGCAATTGTCGGCATGGTCTGCACCGCGCAGGATGCGGATGCGGCAACCTTCCCGCTGAATACGCCGGTACTTATCACTAACGTGCAGGCCGCTGTCGGTAAAGCTGGTAAAAAAGGCACGCTTGCGGCCGCGCTGCAGGCTATTGCCGATCAGTCAAAACCCGTGACCGTCGTCGTGCGCGTGGCTGAAGGTGCCGACGAAGCCGAAACCACATCCAATATCATCGGCGGCACGGATGAAAACGGCCAGTATACCGGCATGAAAGCGCTGCTCGCCGCGCAGACACAGCTCGACGTGAAGCCGCGCATTCTCGGCGTGCCGGGGCTGGACTCACTGGCAGTGGCGACCGCGCTTGCCAGCATCGCGCAGCAGCTGCGCGCCTTTGCCTACGTCTCAGCGTGGGAATGTAAAACCATTTCCGAGGCCCGCCTGTATCGCCAGAACTTCAGCCAGCGTGAATTGATGGTTATCTGGCCTGATTTCCTTGCGTGGAACACCGCGACCAGTAAATCCGACACGGCCTATGCCACTGCGCGTGCGCTGGGCCTGCGCGCCAAAATCGACAACGACACAGGCTGGCATAAAACCCTGTCTAACGTCGGCGTCAACGGCGTGACCGGCATTTCCGCATCAGTGTTCTGGGATTTGCAGCAGACCGGTACCGACGCCGACCTGCTCAATGAGGCCGACGTCACCACGCTGATCCGTAAAGACGGGTTCCGCTTCTGGGGCAACCGTACCTGCAGCGATGACCCGCTGTTTCAGTTTGAGAACTACACCCGAACGGCGCAGGTGCTGGCCGACACGATGGCCGAGGCGCACATGTGGGCGGTTGATAAGCCGCTGACGCCGGTTCTGGTGCGCGAGATTATCGCGGGCATCAATGCGAAGTTCCGCGAGCTGGTTAACGCCGGTTATCTGCTGGGTGCATCCGCCTGGTATGACGAAAGCGCCAACGATAAAGACACCCTGAAGGCGGGCAAGCTCTTTATTGATTACGACTATACGCCGGTTCCGCCGCTGGAAGATTTAACCCTGCGCCAGCGCATTACCGACACCTATCTGGCGAACTTCGCCGCATCCGTTAACAGCTGAGGAGCCGGATAAATGGCACTGCCACGCAAACTAAAGGGCATGAACCTTTTTAATAACGCCAACAGCTATCAGGGCGTCGTCACCGCCGTGACCCTGCCGAAGCTGGCGCGCAAGCTCGACCCGTTCCGCGCGGGCGGCATGAGCGGCGCGGCCTTCATTGATAACGGTCTGGAAGATGACGCGCTCGATGTTGAGTGGAGCATTGGCGGTATTGATGAGCTGGTACTCACACAGTGGGGTGCGTCTGACATTCCCCTGCGCTTTACCGGCTCTTACCAGCGCGACGATACCGGTGAGGAAATCGCGGTAGAGATTGAGGTGCGCGGCAAGCATCAGTCAATTGATTTCGGCGAAGCCAAACAGGGCGAAGACACCGAAACCAAAATCACCAGTAAAAACACCTATTACAAACTGACTTTTAACGGCAAAGAGCTGATCGAAATCGACACCATCAACATGGTGGAGAAGGTCAACGGCACTGACCGTCTTGAGCAGCGCCGTAAAAATCTCGGCCTGGTATAAATCCTGACGCCAGCGCCCGCCGCTGGCTTCAACTGACTACAGTGAACAGAGAACAATCATGGAAAAGAAAGATAACGTTGTTGAGTTTGAAACCCCGCTGCTGCGCGGCGAAACCGAAATCAAAAGCGTGGAGCTGATTAAGCCGACGGCCGGAAGCCTGCGCGGCGTGCGTCTCGCCGATCTGTGCCAGTCGGATGTTGACGCACTGCTCACCGTGCTGCCCCGCATTACCCTGCCAGCGCTGACAAAGGCCGAGTGTAACGCGCTTGATCCGGTTGACCTGATTACGCTGGGCGGAAAGGTGATCGGTTTTTTGCAGTCGAAGTCGGACGAATAGACTGGCCTCGCGGCCTGACGGTCAATGACCTGATGGCCGACATTGCCACGATATTTCACTGGCAACCCTCCGAGATGTACGACATGCCGCTGGCCGAGCTGATGGACTGGCGGCATAAAGCCTTTATCCGCAGCGGAGCAACCCCGGATGAGCAATAACCTCAAGGTGCAGGTGCTGCTGAACGCGGTAGACAAAGCCTCGCGCCCCTTCAAAGCCGTGCAGACCGCAGCCAAAAATCTGTCGTCTGACATACGCCAGACGCAGACGACGATTAAGGAGCTGGATGCACAGGCGGGGAAAATTGACGGCTTCCGCAAGGCCAGCGCGCAGCTGGCCGTCACGCAGCAGAGCCTCAAAGACGCTAAGCAGGAGGCGGCCGCGCTTGCCGTGCAGTTTAAAAACACCGAGCGACCAACAACACAGCAGGCCCGCGCACTGGAAAAGGCCCGGCAGGCGGCGGCTGAGCTGCAGACCAAAACCAACAGCCTGCGCCTTTCGGTGCAGCAGCAGCGCGAGGCGCTTAACGCGGCGGGGATTTCCACCAAAGCCCTGAGCAGCGAGCAGCAGCGCCTGAAATCCGCCTCGGCGCAGGCAACCGTCAGCCTGAGCCGTCAGAAAATGGAGCTGCAGCGGCTGAATGCGCAGCAGGAGCGGCTGAACCAGACCAGCGAACGCTACCGCAAAGGGCAGGAGCTGTCGGGTAAGGTGCGCAATATGGGCGCAGCCGGTATCGGTGCCGCCACGGTCGGCGGCATGGCTGCTACGTCGCTGCTGATGCCGGGGTTTGATTTCGCACAGAAGAATTCCGAGCTGCAGGCCGTGCTCGGCGTGGGAAAAGAATCGCCGGAAATGAAAGCCCTGCGCGCGCAGGCGCGTCAGCTGGGTGATACAACGGCCGCGTCTGCCGATGATGCAGCAGGTGCGCAAATCGTTATTGCCAAAGGCGGCGGCGATGCCGCTGCCGTTCAGGCCGTTACGCCGGTTACGCTCAACATGGCGCTGGCAAACAAACGCACGATGGAGGAAAACGCCGGGCTGCTGATGGGGATGAAATCAGCCTTCCAGCTTTCAAACGATAAGGTGGCGCACATCGGCGACGTGCTGTCGATGACCATGAATAAAACGGCCGCTGACTTTGACGGGCTGAGCGATGCGCTGACCTACGTCGCCCCGGTAGCGAAAAATGCGGGCGTCAGCATCGAGCAGGCGGCAGCGATGGTCGGCGCTTTACACGATGCCAAAATCACCGGCTCAATGGCCGGTACGGGAAGCCGCGCCGTGCTGAGCAGGCTGCAGGCACCGACCGGCGAATCATTCAAGGCTATCAAAGAGCTGGGAATTAAAACGGCAGACGGCAAAGGAAATACCCGCCCGATCTTCACCATCCTGAAAGAAATGCAGGCGAGTTTTGATAGTCACAAGCTGGGAACGGGCCAGCGCGCCGAGTACATGAAAACCATTTTCGGCGAGGAGGCCAGCTCATCGGCCGCCGTGCTGATGACCGCCGCCTCAACCGGCAAGCTCGATCAGCTGACCGCCACGTTTAAAGCCTCTGATGGCAAAACCGCCGAACTGGTCCAGGTCATGCAGGATAATCTCGGCGGCGACCTGAAAGAGCTGCAGTCTGCTTATGAGGCTATCGGCACCGACCTGTTTGATCAGAACGACGGCAGCCTGCGCACGCTTACCCATGACACGGCGGCGCTGCTGCTGAAGGTGGATGGCTGGATTAAGGCTAACCCGGAGCTGGCTGGCGGTATCGCAAAAGTGGTAATGGGCGGGCTGATGTTAGCCGGGGCGCTGGGCGCCATCGGGCTGGTAGCCTGGCCGGTGATTGCGGGCGTGAATGCACTGATTGCCGGGGCGGGCTTCCTCGGCACGGCATTCAGCATCGCTGGCGGAGCCATTACGGCCGCGCTCGGCGCTATCACGCTGCCGGTTCTGGCCGTCGCGGCGGTAATCGTGGCCGGGGCGCTACTGGTGCGCAAATACTGGGAACCCATCAGCGTCTTTATCGCGGGCATGGCTGAAGGATTTGGCGCAGCGATGGGGCCGATCAGTGATTCCTTTGGTTCGCTGAAGCCGGTGTTTGATTGGGTAGGCGGCAAGGTCAAAGAGCTGTGGGACTGGTTCGGCAAACTGCTGGAGCCGGTGAAGTCCACGCAGACCGAACTTGCCGCCGCTGGAGACATGGGTAAGAAGTTCGGCAACATGCTGGCCGAGGCGCTGAAAATTCCGGGGCATGCGCTCGATCAGCTTATGGGTGGCATCAACTGGGTGCTGGATAAGCTCGGCATCATCGACACGAAATCCGATGGCCTGAAAGACAAAGTGCCGTCTCCTGATCCGGTAGCAACCGGCGGCGCGGGCGCAGATACGGACGGGCTGAAATACAACATCGCCTACGGTGTCGCACCTTACCGGCCGGTTTCCTCGCCGTCAGCCGGGGGCGGATTCACCGACCGCAGCCAGAATACCTATCAGTATGAAATCAACATGCACGAGGGCATGACCAAAGACGACGCAATGGCGCTGATGGCGCAGCACCAGGCTAAAGAGCAGCGAAATCGTCAGGCGCAGAACCGCAGCAAAATGGGCTGGGAGGATTAACCGATGATGATGATTTACGGCATGATGCCGTTTATGCGACAGACCCTGCCATACGGGGATATGCAGCAGAATATCGACTACCGCTGGCCCACTAACAGCCGGTTCGGGCAGCGTCCGTCGGCGCAGTTTATCGGGCCGGGCGATGAAAAAATCACGTTATCCGGGGAGCTGCGCCCGGAAATCACGGGCGGCTCGCTGTCGCTGATGACCGTCCGTCTGATGGCCGACGAGGGGATGGCGTGGCCGCTGATTGGCGGCAGCGGCATGATTTACGGCATGTACGTGATTGAGAGTATTTCTAACACCTTTAGCGAGTTCTACCCCAACGGAACGGCCAGCAAAATCATGTTTACCCTGAGCCTTAAGCGCGTTGATGAGTCGCTCACCTCGATGTTCGGCGATCTGAAGAAACAGGCTGACGGGCTTATCAACGGCTCAAGCAATCTGCCAGGGCAGCTCACGTCAGCAATTGACGGAGTGAAGTCGGCGGCCGGTAGCCTGATTTCAACTGCAGGGGGGCTGCTCGGATGATCGGGATAAGCAGCCTGCCGGTGCAGGCCGGGGCGCAGCTGACGCCGGATTTCATGCTGAAGGTTAATTCTAAAGATGTCACAACCAATATCCGGGATCGCCTTATCTCGATGACGCTGACCGATAATCGCGGCTTTGAGGCTGACCAGCTGGACATTGAGCTGGACGACGCCGACGGGCAGCTGGCTATGCCGGTACGCGGCGCGGTGATAACGCTGTTTCTCGGCTGGAAAGGCCAGACGCTTTTCGGCAAAGGTAATTTCACGGTTGATGAGGTAGAGCACCACGGCGCGCCGGATACAATGACAATTCGCGCCCGCAGTGCTGATTTTCGTGGCTCGCTCAATTCCCGCCGGGAGGTGTCCTATCACGACACAACCCTGGGGGAAGTCGTGACGCAGATAGCCGGGCGCAATAATCTAAAGCCAATGCTGGCCGATGGATTCGCCGGAATTGCCGTGGCTCACATTGACCAGACGCAGGAGACTGACGCTAAATTCCTGACACGCCTCGCCACGCTTTACGGCGCGGTTGCAGCAGTTAAGGCCGGGCAGCTTCTGTTTATAAAGCCCGGTAATGGTGTCACCGCAAGCGGCAAACCAATCCCGCAGATGACGATTACGCGACAGGACGGCGACCGGCACAGCTTCAGCATTGCCGACCGTGGTGCATACACGGGTGTCTCGGCAAGCTGGCTGCACACCAAAGACCCTAAGCCCAAGAAAGTTAAGGTAAAGCGTAAGCCGAAGGTTAAACACCTGCGTGCGCTGGAGCATCCGGCGGCTAAAAAGAAAAAGACGACTGCGACCAAAACACCAGAGGCCCGAGAGGGCGATTACCTCGCAGGGACTGAAGACAACATTTTTACGCTGACGACCGTGTATGCGACGAAAGCGGCCGCGATGCGGGCAGCTAAAGCAAAGTGGGATAAGCTGCAGCGCGGCGTCGCTGAGTTCTCGCTTACGCTCGCGATGGGACGTGCCGACCTGTACCCGGAGACGCCGGTCAGGGTGAGCGGCTTTAAGTCTGTGATCGATGCGCAGCCGTGGATTATTAGTAAGGTGACGCATAGCCTGAGCGGCAGCGGGTATACCACACAGCTTGAATTTGAAGTCTTGCTATCCGATGTTGAGTATCAGGCAGAATCAGACGAAGATGATTCACAATAAGTGAAATTTGTTGCTCATTTTGGCATTTAGGAGTATTAAAGCTACGAGCTTACAGGGAGACGCCATTGATGATGCATTGTCCGTTATGCCAGACCGCCGCACACGCTAAAAGCAGCAGATACATTTCAAAAGAAACAAAAGAGCGTTATCACCAGTGCCAGAACATCAATTGCAGCTGTTCTTTCAAAACGCATGAAACGTTAGCGATGATTATTGTAACGCCCGGCCAGGTTAATCGTGTGCCGATCTTTACGGGGCATGAATCCCAGCCATCCTTACTGCACTAATTTGAGCAGCCCCTAAAGCCCCGCATTTGCGGGGTTTTTTGTGGGCGCTATTTATTGCCCTTGAAAACATGAGTATTACCAAGCAGCAACGCAGTTGCGGGCTTATCCATCAATTTTCCCATTTCATTACAGGTCGATAGCGGGTTTTCAAAAGAATATCCGCTGGCTTTAAATTTGTTGGTTACGTTGATTGCCTTGATTCTTTTTAGGTAATCAGCAGGCACGTCTTTTGTCCAGATGGGGGAGCATATCCCGCTGGAGGTAATTACTTTATAACTTTCATCATCAATACTGGCGGCGGGTATCACAATAGTTAGTTGATCATCCTTGAGGCTGACTTCTGCCGGTTGCCAGGGCTTAAGTTTGTTCTTGAGGGTGCTCACATCTGAAGCTTGCGCCGCAGCAACTGAAGAAAATATTAATGCAGAGCTGATCAGGGCTAAATGAAATCGCATCATCAAACTTCCTTTTGAGGTGAGTTTGCCTGGCGAATCAATCGGGGGGCGGTGGCGGCGGTGAAAATGCACCGCCACTTTACCGCCACTCGAAAAGCCAGATACAAAAAAACCGCTTCAATGAGCGGCTTAAGTATATGTTTTTTATGCTTAAATTTGGTGGCCCCTGCTGGGCTTGAACCAGCGACCAAGCGATTATGAGTCGCCTGCTCTAACCACTGAGCTAAGGGGCCAGCGGAGCGGGGATTATAAAGTATCTCTTCAGGACGATCCAGCACTCAGCTACCGGTTGCTGAAATAAG